GCAAGCTCAAATGAAGCCTAAAATTGGTAGCAAAGAAGTAAGTAAGGCTTCTGAAATACTTCGTAAGTATAAAACCGGTAAAGCTCGCCTTGAGCAGAAAATCATTGCAAATGAGCAGTTTTGGAAACTTAGACAGTGGAATTATATGAATGATAATACAGCAGATTTTAAACCTGCTACACCATGGTTATGGTCTTGTATTCAGAGTAGATATTCAGATGCTATGGATAGTTATCCTACTTGTAATTTTCAACCTCGACAACAGGACGATAAAATTGAAGCTCAAAAATTGTCCTCTATTGTACCGATTATTCTTGAACATAACAGATACGAAGATGTTTACTCCGATGTTGTGTGGTACACCTTAAAGCATGGAGGAAGTATTCAAGGTATATTTTGGGACGGCTCAAAGCATAATGGTCTCGGTGATATATCCATTAAGAAGATTGACTTTATCAATCTATTTTGGGAACCGGGCATTACAGATATTCAAGAGTCGCAAAACATATTTAATACTGAATTAGTGTCTAATGTTCTTTTAGAGCAAAGATACCCTCAATGTGCAGGTAAGTTAGGCACACAGTCTGTAACACTTGCCAAGTACCTTTATGATGACAAGGTAGACACCTCTGACAAGTCGGTAGTGATAGATTGGTATTATCACACCTATGTTAAAGGAAAGAAAACCTTGCAGTATGTTAAGTATGTAAATGACATAGTGCTATATGCTACTGAAAATGAAATTATTGCTCCTGAAAAGGTTACTATTGACCCTGAGACCGGAATACCTCTTACTGTTCCATTGGGTGAATCTATTGCAACAAGAGGACTTTATGACCATGCTTTATATCCCTTTGTAACAATGGCTTTATATCCGATTGAAGGAAGTATATGTGGTTATGGTTTGACCGATATAGGTAGAGATACACAGATACAAATAGACCATTTAAACAAGGCTATAACCGATAATGCAGTTGAAGGTGCTTCTCCTCGCTATTTCGTTAAGGGTGATGGAACAATAAACCTTGACGAATATAATGACAAATCAAAGAAATTTGTTCATGTTGAAGGTAATATCGGAGAAGAAAACATAAGACCGATGGACACCAAACAGTTAGATACAATCTATGTCAATTTCCTCAATCAGAAGATAGAGGAACTTAAATATGTTACAAGCAACCAAGACTCTAATAATGGTGTAGCTCCAAGTGGTGTAACTGCTGCATCTGCTATTGCTGCACTTCAAGAAACAGCCGGTAAAAATGCGAGAAGCTCAAACAAAACATTCCACAGAGCATTTAGAGATGTATGTTATCAGATAGTAGAGCTTATTCGTCAATTCTATGACATTCCAAGAACATTCCGTATAATGCCTGACGGTATGAAGGAACAGTTTGTTCAATATGACAATAAGGGTCTTGTGCCTCAAGCACAAACAACAATGGGTGCAAATATAGGCTTGCGTTTACCTGAATTTGATATTGATGTAACTTCCGAAAAAGCAAATCCATATAAGAAAATGGAAATCAATGAATTAGCATTGAATTTTTATAATCAAGGCTTCTTCAATCCTCAAATGACAGACCAAGCCTTGGCTTGTTTGAACATGATGGACTTCACCAAGAAAGAGGAAGTAATGCAGAAAATACAAGAAAACGGCACTCTTGCTGAAATGCTTGTAGTATATCAGCAAATGGCTTTACAGTTTGCAAATCAAATCAATCCGATGTTGGGTGAACAAGTTGCAAATCAAATACTCTCGCAGGGTGGACAACCTATGCCTCAATCAAGTGGTGGGGTCATATCAATCAATGATAATAGTGAACCTGCACACATGGCAAAAGCAAGAAGTACAGCAAGAGCTTCTACACAAGCTGATTAGGAGATAAAAAATGATAGATATAACATTTAAACCCGAAACCCTTGAATTGAAATTAGACGGACACGCAAATTATGAGGAAAGTGGTAAAGATATAGTCTGTTCGGCTGTATCTACCCTTTTCTATACATTGGGTAATGCCTTGTTTCAATCGGTGGATATGCTTGAAGAACCACCTACTTTTAATGAGGAAAAAGGATTTTTATGCTGCAAACCAAAAGAAGAATACAAAGGAAATATCGTGCGTACATATTGGACTATTCTTGTTGGTTTGGAAATGGTTGCAGAAAATTATCCTGAAAATGTAACTTTTAAAGTGGGGGGATAGAAAACCCTATTTTAAATGATTAAAATATAATCATAGGCTCGCACCCTTAAGTGCAGAAATATAAAGGAGCATTGATATATGCTTAAAAAACTATTACTCAATCTACAGTTATTCGGTGAAGGTGGAGATAGTGGAGATGGTGGCTCTGCTTCTTCAATTGGAGATAATGTGATTGAAAATTCAGGAGAAAAGATACCTGCCTCCATCCCTGAGAAGGCAAAAAAATATTATCAGAAAGCTATGGAGAAAACTGCTAATAAAAAGCAAGCTTCTACACCTGTGGCTTCTGAACCGGTTCAAACTACCAATGAACCCAAAACTACAACAGAAAAGATTCCTTATGCAGATTTAATTAAGTCTGATGATTATAAGGAAGAACACAAAGCCTACATGGATAAAACCATTAGTGACAGACTCAAGAAGTATAAAGGAATAGAAGAAACTTCCGGTAAACAGAAAGCACTTCTTGAAATTGTTGCTAACAAATACGGAGTTAATCCTGATGATGAAAATTTCCTCGAGGTACTTCAGCAGAAGATTGACGAAGATGATTCGTATTATGAGAATTATGCCATGGAGCATGATATGACAAACGAAGAAGCCCGTAGGATTTTATCTATGGAGCGAAAAGTGGCTCGCATTGATGCAGAGAAGGCTGCTATTGAAGCTGAAAAAGAAGAAATAGCAAAACAAGAAGAAATGAGGCAACAAATAATGTTACTCAGACGAAATGCTGAGAAAACAAAGACACAGTTTCCTCAATTTGACCTTGATACCGAAATGCAAGACGAGAGATTTCGCAGACTTTGTGCGGTGAATAATGGAGATACTACTGCTGCTTATATGGCTTGTCATTGGAGTGAAATACTACCTGCTACAGTGCAGATGGCTTCAAGACAAATACAAGCACAGACAGCTCAGGCAGTTGCCTCTAACAAGGCAAGACCAATTGAAAACGGTTTATCTTCCTCTGCTCCTTCTGTTGTAGAACAAGACTTTAGCAAAATGAGTCTTAAAGAATTAAGACAGTTTGCAGACGAACAACGAAGAAAAAAAGCAGGGAGATAAAAAATTTAAGCCTCCCTGTTATGAGGAGGAAAAATTATGTTAACTTTTATTAAAACAATCAATTTACAACTTTTTGCTGATGTTGGTGCAACAGTTATTTCAAGTAATGTTGTATCACCTGTCAATGTAACCGGTCAGACTTCTATGTCTCCGACCATGAAAACCTTTTATGATACTGCTCTCTTGGAAAATGCAAGAGAAGCAATGATTTTTACCCAGTTTGGTAAGAAGCAGCCTATGCATGGCAATAAAGTAGAGTGGAGAAAGTTTAATACCTTTGCTAAGGCATTAACCCCTCTTACTGAAGGTGTAATTCCTACCGGTCAGACCTTTGGTATGACTAATGTAGAAGGCACTATCACCCAGCATGGTGATTTTACAGCAGTATCTGACCGTCTTGAGCTTGAGTCTTATGACGATGTTATTTTCGGTGCTACCGAGGAAATGGGTGCTGCCGAAGGTGAAACTTATGACACCTTGACTCGCAATATTCTTATTGGCGGTGACTCTGTTGCTTGGTGTCCTAATGCTGAAGGTGTTGTTCCTGAAGCACGAAATGGAATTACTAACGATTGCGTACTTACACCCAATATGGTTAACAAGGCTGCAACATGGCTTAAAAAGAATAAAGCGCCTAAAATTGACGGTTGGTATGTAGCTCTTATTCACCCTTCAGTAGCTTATGACCTTAGAAACTCTGAAGAATGGAAAGAGTTTCATAAGTATGGTGCAGTAGAGCCTATCTTCAAGGGTGATATTGGTGACCTTCATGGTGTGCGTTTCATTGAAACCAATGAAGCGAAGGTATGGAAAGAAGGCAAAGACGGTGCTTCCGTATATGCTACACTTTTCTTAGGTAAAGATGCATTTGGTGTACTTGACCCTGAAGGTGAAGGTATGGAAATGATTATTAAGACCAGAGGACAGATTGGTGGTCCGTTAGAACAATTCAGCACCATTGGTTATAAATTCTGTCATGGTGCAAAGATTCTTTATCAGGAAAGATTGCTCAGAGTTGAGTCCGGTTCTTCTCTCGGTAATGAGGATTCCGAAAACTAATTAAATATGGGGAGTAGATTCGCCATCTGCTCCCTGTAAATAAAATTTTCTTTGGAGGAAATTATGGCAGAGACAACTAAAAAAACAACAGATAATGCTAAACGCAAAGTGACTGTGCGATTGCCACGAAATCAGGGGCAGAACGCAAGACAAGATGAGTTCTTTTCGGTGAATTTTAAGAATTACATGATTAAAAGAGGCGAAACTGTAGAAATCCCTGAAGAGGTTGCAGAAGCTATCCGTCTTGCCGAAAAGGCTGAAGAATATGCAATGCGTTATGTGGATGGACTTGCAAAAGCCGAAGAAAACAAACGAAAAGAATTTAACTAATTAAGCAAGAAAGGAAGGTTTAGGCATTGTGGCTTAAACCTTCTTTTTTAGATAGGAGGAAAAGTATTATGACAATAAAAGAATGTATAGATATTGTCGATGACCTGAAACCTAATCAGTATTCTATACCAATCAAAGTAATGTGGTTATCGTTTATTGATGAAACTATCATTAACGATGTCCTTAAAACCCACGAAGGATATGATGGTAGATATGATGATTTTACAGGATATTCAGAGGATAAGTTATCTGTACCTCTCATTGTGGCAAGTCCTTATGATAGGTTATATACTGCTTACCTAAAAATGAAAATTGATGCTGAGAATGGTGAAACTGCAAGATACAATAATTCGGCTGGGTTATTTAACAGTTATATGATGGAATATAGAAAGTTTTATAACAAGACTCATATACCTTTAAGTGAGACCAAAAGAAGAATGCCAATGCCACCTAATAAGAACACTTCCGGGATATCGGGGACGGAATTAGAGAATATCAAAAGAGAAATCTATGCGAAGCTCTCCGAGGATTTGTTGAATTTGGTATCAAAGGATAAGTTATATGGCATTGTATCGGAATATGTTTCCAATAACCGAGAAATGTTAAATGATAACAGAAACCTTGAATCGGCTATTAAAAAAGCACTTGAACAAATCAATAGGATTGTAACAGTAACATTGTATGCCGCTAAATGGGAGGGTTCAGGAAATCTTTATTCACAAGTGGTGAGTGTTCCGGGTACAACTAAAAGCAGCAAGGTTGACCTTTCTCTTTCCGTTGAACAAGCAACAATATTCTATCAAAAAGACATTTCATTTTTAGCAGTAAATAATAATGGAGTAATAACTGTTTACTGTATTGGTCAAAGACCCGAAAATGATTATACACTGCAAGCAAAGATTACGGAGGTGGTTATAGATGAATGAAATTTTAGGTAATATACTTACCACACCAATTAACCCTGATGCTTTTGGTGGTGGTTCAGGCGGCTCTATCTCAATAGACCAAACCTACAATCCTAATTCCGCAAACCCTCAAAGCGGTATTGCAGTAGCAGAGGCGGTTAGGGGAAATCAAAATATTCACGCACAATACTTTGATGTAAATGATGATGGAGTGGTTAGTTTGAAACCCGAATACAGAGGTGCTTGCACTAAATACAAGGCAGATAAACCTACACTTTATACATACGCAATCAGCGACAATGGCGTTGGCAAGGTAGGTAGTAAATACGAAGAATTGCCCGAACATATAATTATCCCTGAAAGCGTTGGTGATACGGTAGTAACTCAAATTGCCGTAGCCTGCTTTATGGAGCAACTTATAGTTAAATCTATAACATTACCCGACACAGTTAATGAATTGCCTCAATACTTCTGCAACTACGCTTTCAATTTAGAGCAAGTTTATAACACAGAAAATATCTCCGTTATTGGTAGTGGTGCTTTCCAACAAAGTAAACTCAAATCGGCAGAATTTAAAAATTTGAAATCACTATCGAGTGGAAGTTTCAGTTTAGCATCATCGATGAGATATATAAATATCGGGGATGTGGAAGAGATACCTAACTTGTGTTTTGAAGCTTGTACCGATTTAAACGTGGTTTTCGGTAACAAAAACATTACAAAAATTGGTAACAAAGGTCTTGGCGGTACTAAAAACCTACGAAGACTACCAAGCATAGCAAGTGTGACAAGCATAGGGAAGAGTGGCTTGCAAAACAGTAAATATGACTATGATTGGGATAGTTTAAGTTCGACTTGTACTTTTGACACACTTGCAACACCAAAGCAAATTTGGTCTTCTGTTGGTGATATATGGAGCGGTTGCACCAAGACCGTTTGTGAGAACCCTACGCCCTCTATCTTCTGTCAGGAAGACCCTCGTTGGGCAAATAAACCCATAGGAACATCGGGCGAAGTGTATTCAGATGGCTGTGTATTGTTTAGTGTTTTAGCCGCTTATTGCGGATATAACAACTTGAAAATAGATACAATAGCCCAATTCGAAGAAATTTGTGCAGAAATTGAAAGAAAAGAAGGTAAAAATCCTTTAAATGAATTTGAAGCTTCTGTACAAAGCTTAGGTACAAATTCCCTTTTTTTAGAATTACTTGGGTTGAATGGTGACTCATATCAGGCAAACGCGCAAGATTACCTTCAAGAGATATACGATGAATTAGCCGCAGGAAAATATGTAGTATTAGCCACAAGTAATGGTCAAGGGGCGACAGGCGGTCACGCAATATTGCTTTATGGGGTTAAAGAAAATGGTGAAATAATGTACTGTGACAGTTCAACTAAAAAAGACCACGCAGGGATTTATGACCCCGAAAGATATAGTGCGGTTATTCAAAATATCACTGCACCTGCGAATTACTTTACTATCATATCAAAGACATAGGATAAAACGGCTCGATAAACCGAGTGCGGAAATTAC